TATGTTTATACTTAGCGTACCATCAGATAGAGTGCTTACCTTGTTTACCCCTCCTTCAAAGATTACTGTTTTCTTCATACTTGTAAATATATAAAATTGATTCTATTTCCCAATTATTAGCAGTCAAAGTTATAAACATTGCATTGTTAATTAAGGTCCTTAATTTTTTGCTTATACCTTTCGATTGCCTCTTCATAGTCTACTCTATTTAGTTTTACTATTGTCTTAGCACGTTGCTCTAACTCCTCAGCAGTACCCTCTCCAAATGTTTGGTCTAAGTACATTCCAAACTTATACTGCTCTCCTTGTCTAAACATATTACACTTAACACATTGCACTTGTACATTAACCTCATCCCAACGTGTAGAGTGATGGCTTCTGCTTTGAAAGTGTCCAGCTTGTTGCTCTTTCCAATGCTTGTCAGCTCCACAAGTAAAGCATTTGACTCTACCTAAATGGTCAGCATTTCTAAGTCTAATGTATTGACTAAACAAAGAGTCTAGCTTTTTCTTTAATTTACTTATTGTGGTTGCCATTACCTATCTTTTTTATTTCCCTTTTACTCAACACCTTTCCCATACTTTCCACTCGTTTCTTGTAAAGGGAGTATTGTTCTATTTGATTCGTCTGCTTTCTTAGAGCCTTAGTCTTTTTGTAGTCTCTAAGTGCTTTATTAAGCGTTGGAATGTTTACAAAGATTGGTGGGTCGTTTTCCCTAATGTATTTATTTAAAGCAAACTTTACCTCCTCTAGCTCCATAGTAGAGTAAGAAGTAGCTAAATCGTCTGTAAAGCTATTGGTCATCATTACTACTATTTCGTTTTCTGGTTTTTGTCCTAGCTGTAGGTAAATCTCAGATAGTAACTTATAAACACCGTTCTTAAGTGCTTTGATGTCTTTAGCGTATATGCTCCATATTTGTTTTGACTTGTCTTTCATTTTTTTATCTTTTCGTTAGGTATATGCTTCCATCCAGTAATAAGGTAAAAAGTATCCCAAGTTATCTTACTTTTAAATCTAGGATGACTCTTATACATATCAAGCATATTCTTTACAGTTACATCCTTACGTTCTACTACTTTATTATAATCAGTCTTCATATACTTGTCTTTTAACTTCTATCAATATCTCCATTAGACCATCATAAATGGTTTCTAGTTCTTCATTACCTTGCGTTAAATGTACAACTTCTTTTTCATATTGAGCTGCTACCTTTAGTAGCCTATTGAATTTCTGCTTTACTATTCCAGAATGATTACCTTTTAGGTTATATAGCTGCTCATTAAAACATCTAAATGTAGCTATAAGTAAATTAAGCTCTACTGTTTGTTCTTTAGTCATCGAATTGTTGGTTTAATAGTTCTAGTCCTTTTTCGTATTCCGTAAGTATCTCCTGGACCTTACGCTTTTTCTCGCTTTTAACGGCAAACAGTCCCTTCCAAGAGTTTTCCATTGATTGTTGTATTATCTCAGCTTGTACGTCTTTATTACCGTCCGAAAGTCGCAGCAGCTTCTTTATTGCTGCATTCTCTCCTAAAGTCTTGTAGGAAGTTCTAAACTCTTTACGTCTAAACTCCTGCCAAAGTTTCCAAGCTTCTAAATTTAATTCAAACGGATAGTCCCTTTCTGTTTTAGTTATATTAGTATTTAATTTAGTATTAGTATTTAATAGTGTGCCATTTTCGGCATACCGTTTTTCGGTATTCCGTTTTTGGCTATACGGTACTTCATAGACTACATAATCATAACCCTTAAACTTTCCATTGTCTCTTATTTGCTCTCTTTTCATATAGCCATTCTCAGTAAGTTCCTTAAATGCACTATAAATAGCTTTTTTACCGTCTTTGTGCCACTTTTCTACCTCTTCTACATATAGCTTCCACTCATTAGGTAAAGCCAGGAGATGGCATAGCATCCCCTTAGCTTTTAGTGATAAATCTTTATTAAAGATAAATTCATTGTTGATTGTGGTAAAGTTCTTAGACTTCTCTACTCTAATACGCTTCATATCCTAGCTCCTTTCTTACTTTGTTTTTTAGTGTCGTTTGTCTTAGTTGGTACTTTCTACCCCTTAGCTCTGGATGCTCTTCTTGTAGCTTCGCTCTCATTCGTCTAATTGACTCAGCGTTAGTTAGTTTGCTTTCAGCATAATACTTAAGCAAATCAAAAGCACTTAACTCATTCAAATCTACACCTTTTTTTAATAATTCAAAGTGCCAGTAATTGGCTATTAGCTTATTATCAGAGTCCCTATTAGATGGATTATCCAATAAAAGTTGTTTCACTTTGTCCTTGACCTTCATTTTCTTTTAATTTTTGTTTTAAGTATTCGTTATATCGTTGCTTTTTAATATTAACCACTTCTTTTATAAGTTCTTGTGGCTCTACATAATTTATTTGAAGCTTAAATACTTCTAAAATATCATTATATTTATTTTTGTAGTACTCATCAATAGATATAAAATCTTGATGCTTTTTATAATGATGTATTATACTAGCGTGATTAAGATTAAATTCTTTAGCAATTTTAGACCATCCTAATTCTAACACATCTCTACATAGTGCGAAACACATACGTCTATTATCTACTATGTATCTCTCTCTGCTTTTAGATAATAATTCATTCTTACTTATCTTACTAACATAACAAACTACATTTTTAACTCTTTCTATCTTATCCATCAAATTCTGGTTTTATTCGTTCATAAATATCTGGAGCTAAGTCTTTTAGCTCTCTTAGTTTCTTTCTTGATTCTCGCCTAGCCTCTTCTCTTCTGGTCTTACTTATATCTGTACCAGTAGCATCATTAATAATTAAGTGAGATTCTTTAAGTATTTTATCTATTCTCTCTTTTTTAGTCATCTTTTATATTCTTTAAAAAATAATAGTACTCTTGTAAATCGTTGCATCTCTCTTGTCTTATAACAGTTTCTGCAATAAACTTATCTCCTACGTTTATATACCAATCAGCTAACTTTACTTCTAAATGGTCATCGTGTTCTATAAGCTTTGTGGCTTTCTTGTTTAATTGTAACCATCCACGTCCTACTCTTAATCTAAAAGCATAGCTAGTATCTGTATCGAAATGCTCGTCTCTTGTTTCTTTACTAAAAAGGTAAGTCTGTCCCATTGCTATCGTTTTTTGGTTTAACATCATTTAACACCCAATCCTTGAAAGATTCGGCTATCTCTATAATCTTAGCCACGTCATCAGTTCCTACAATGTTACAAGCGTTAGTAAGTGCATTCTGCTTTACTATTAACTCTTGCGTCTTATTGTCTTTTGGAGCTGGTGTAAAGCTCTTGCCACCACCTTGAAAAGTAGAAGCTGGTTTGATTTTGTTGATTTTAGTACCGTTGTAATCTCTTGTAGTTACTTCTATGTCAGCTTCTTGACCTTCTATAAACTTGTTTTGTGTTTCAGTCTTAGACAAATACTCGCCTTTAAAACCGTCTTCAAATTCTAGTAGCCACTTGTAGAAGTGTCCATACTGAGACTCGAAGTCTCCACTTTGCAATACTTTTGTTACTTTCTTTCTCATAATTCAAAATAATTTATAATTGTTAATGTTACTATTGTTAAAAATCCTAAATACATTAGGATGTACTTTAAATATTCTAATTTGTTCCCCATTTTATGTAAAATATGATTAATGTAATAAATGAGCCACTGTAAAGGCTTAACACCTCTGTATAGTATGTAGGTATCAAATTAAGTAGAAGTACCGTTAAAAAGCCTAATATAACACTATAGGTACATAAATCAGTTAATGTAAAGCTAAAAAACTGTACCTCTGTACCTAATTCCATTTTAGCATCTAAGTAAGTTGGTTTGTGTAAATCGTTCATTGTTAGTTGTTTAGTTAATGTTTGATACCACGAAAACCCCCTATTTATTTCAGTAGAGGGCGTTGGTGTGGTTGTTAAATTTAGTAAGGGTAAGTATTTTCTTTTTCTAATTTAGCTAGTTTCTTTTGGATTTTGATTTTAGCTTCTTCTAGTGTTATAGTTCTGCCAAATTTAGCTTCCCATTTTACTTCTTGTTTTGCTAGTGTTTCGATTACTTTAGAGTTCATAATTTTTGTGTGTTTGTTATTGTTGGTACAAATATATAACGCTTTTTTAAACTGTGCAAACTTTTACACAAAAAAAGTGTATTTATTTACAGTTACTAGATGAGAGAATTGTTAATCTTTTTTAAAAATAGGCATAAAAAAAGAGGATATTCTCAGAAAATACCCTCCTTTTATCAAAACAAATACAACACGTCAACTAAAAAAGTCAACTAAAAAACGTTACAAATATATTAAAAAATATGAGTTAAGTGTGCTATTTGACCATATTCGTTATGAATAAATCCTTCTACAGCTTTAATACTACCAGTATAACCTTTTTGATAGTGCCAAGAATCTGTACCACTTGGAGAGCGTAAGAACTCTACTGTTACTCCTATATTATCAAAAGAACTCATAAACTTGTAGCGTTGCTTATGGTGTAAGTGATGTAAATACCAGTAACGATATTTAGTGTCAGCCCACATCTTAGGCTCTTCTTGAGCCATATGTAAAGGTAGATTAGGCAACTTAGCACCGTCTCCGTGAGTTAATGCTATTAGACTATTTTTATATTTATAGTACTTACGGTGCTTAGGCTCTGCATCTACAGTAACAGCTTCTGTATTACGATACCAAGACTTTAAAGCGTGTGCTAAATGGAATCCACTCATATAGTCGTGATTACTCATAGAATGTACACAATCGACTGGAGCTATTTGCATAAGCATCTCTACTACCTCAACGTAAAGCTCTAAAGCCTCTGTAAAGTGTTTATAAAATTTACCGTCAGTATCTTGTGGAGTGCCTCTTGTAGTGGTCTTATGGACGTTATCTGTATGTAGTATATCATTACCTATGCAGAACAATATACGCTCTATAGGAAAGCCTTCAGCGTTTCTTAGAATACCTTTGACACCTTCTCTAACTCTTTCTTTAGCTATTTCTATATTATATTCACTACCAGTTTCTGAAGCATCGGCATACTTACCAATATGTACGTCTGCTGGGTTTATTATAAGTAGGTGTCCATCCTTTCTAATAGGATAATCAATGGAGGGATACTTAGGAGCATAGTTGGATATAAGGTCCTCAATAGATTGTAGAAATTCATCTTTGGTAAATTCATTAGGTTTAGCAAATATGGAGAACTTTTGGCTCTTGTACCAATAATGGCTAACAGAACTAGGATTAATACCAACAGCTTCACACTCATCATTTAGTAAAGATTGCCTTTCCTTGTCGTTTCTGTATTTGTCTACTAATTGCCATTCATCTTCTTTAAGTCTATACCTTTTTTCCTTTGTCATTTTTTGTTGATTTTCTCTAAACCTCTTGAGCCAAAATAAGCACCTATACAAGTTATAAGAACTATCTGCAATAGGTCTACCCATTGCTCTTCTACAGTAAATGTGATAACTCCAGCGTCTATAAATATAAGCAATGTAGTCGAAACTACAAGCCAAGCTAATACTAACGGTCTAATGTTTCTAGGTAGCCAACTAGATTGCAAGTTATCAGACTCCCATCGTTTAGTAACTTCTTGCTCTATTAGAGCTTCTTGCTCTTGTATTATTTTTTGAAGTTCGTTTTTTAGTTTTAGCTTTTCCTCTTGACTCGTGATTACCTCGTCGATTATAGTATCTGCTTTCCCTAATAAGTTTCCTAATATGTTTCCTAATATAGCCATATAGCATCATTTTTATCTTTGTCAGTATCGCAATGTATAAAAGTATCGGCTATGCCAATACGAGTAAATCCAGTTTGTATAAGAGCATTTACTATCTTTTGTCTAGTGCTACTATCTTTGCAAGAAATATCTGCTGCTAAACCTTTTAAATGGCTTGACGTAGAAACACCTCCAACCCTCTTATTTGTTTCTTTAGACCTATAGCCACTTGTTATCTTAAATGGTACGTCAGCTATTGCTCTAGCCTTGTCTAGCTTAGTAAGAAATTCTTTCTTCATATTCTTGCCAGTTCCTGGAGCATCATCAAACTCACTTAGCTTAAAGTATTTCAATGCCATCTGTTCTTCTACTTTCTTTACGCTTTTCTTCCAAATATCAAGATTCATTTATTCTTTTTACGTTTTCTATTGTAAATGTATTTATCTGTAGTGTATATAATTGACATAAGTAAAAGAACTATCTTGAGTAGTACTTCTATGTCTGCTAATGTTACAAAAGTAAATGTAGTAGTATTTAATACTAGAACGTCTCCTACTTCTTTCATTAAATTTTTCATTATTGTCTAGGGTCTGTGCTTATTAAAAGCGTTAAAGTTGCGTAAAAATTATCTGAGCTTGATGTTGTACCACTTTTTGTGAATGTTGGTATCAAGCATACATTGTTATCATAACTACCAGTCTGTACTATGTCTCTATTAAATATATAGTTAGAGTCATTTTGAGATGTTATTGCAAAAGTGTCTATTAATTCAATATCAGTAGCTGTATTACCGTTCTCAGTTATAGGTTTTGCCCATAAAGAAAATTCGCAGTTATACCCACTTCTAGAATCTGTATTAACATCCCACGTTACTCTTTCTAACTTAAATCCTTCGTGTGGACTTCTAAATATACTGTTATTTATATATGAGTTAGCTAAAGTATCCCCATCACTCCAAGTTGTACCAGCATTTACTGTAATGTTAGATGGGTATTGAGGGTCTATAAGATTTGAATTAGCGTGAGTATTACCAGTCTCATATAGTTTATGAGTTACTATAGTATAGTCTCTGAATAAAGACCTATACTTGTAGTCTTTGTCTAGTATAACTATACTACCAGCTGGTATTAACTGCTTAACAGTAGTAGATGCAAAGTTAAGTTTTGCTCCAGTATATGTTACATCTGAATTAAGTGTAATTTGTATAGGAAAGCCAGTATCAGCACATACTATTATTATCACATCTCCAGACACTAATAATCTATCTGAGCCAGTAGAAGGTATAATAGTTATTGAACTTAATGTAAGGCTAGTAGTATCGTTTTGTACTACTGCCACACATTCCCCTCTTAAATAATTTGATAGTGTTGCCATAATTAGAAAAATATATCTCCTCCACCAGTTGCTTCTTGACCATCAAAAACGTCAAATGATGTTATGTTTACTTCTACATTTTGTGTGTTAGTACTTAATTCTATTCCATACCACTCTCCAGACCAAGTATCTTCATTAGCATTAAATGAACATTGGTAAGGTATATATGGAGAGCCATCTATTTCTATTCCATTAAGATAACGTGGTATAAATCCAGATACTGTTTTTAAACTGCCGTTAAATACCTTAGCTCCTTCAGCTTGACCTTTTAATACTTCCTCTACTAAAAGCTGTGTAAACTCTACACCAGTACCAGAGCCATATGCTTTCCAAGTAGCGTTCATACCATTTTCCCAAGAAGTAGTAGTATAGTTGTATGTCTCTAATCTACCTACTGCTCCACTTGTAGGACCAGTTCCTATAAATAATTCTGGTATCTCAAACTTTACACCATTATCTATAGTAGTTCCTCCAGGAGCGTTAAATGCTCTAAAGAACTTAGCAGATAGTACTTCATTATCTAATAGGTACTTTATTCCTTGCTCTGAACTTGTTTCTGGAGCTGAAAATACTAAGATATTATCTTCTTGAGTAGTCGTTGTGGCTTCAGTTATTTCTATCTCTCCTAATATAGCTAAAGCATTAGCATAAAGTTGATAGTAGCATTCAGCGTATATCTCGAAGAATAAATCTCCATTAACTGGTAGCTCTGTAGTTTGTATATTTATATTTATATTAGTTCCTAATGGACCTTCATCTATATTTAGATATTGTGGTGGTATAGAATCAGTTAATGTAAATTGGTCATTAGTAGTCCAATCCATAGCTAATGCAGTAGATAAAGGAAAATAATAAGTAGCAGAATCTCCTACTAATTTGAATCTAGCAAATAAATCTGTTCTTACCTTTTGCTGTGAGCCACTTACATCAGAAAAGGTTAATCCAGAAGTAAATCTTGTAGAAAAGTCTCTATTTAATAAAATACTACTACCAGTCAATGCATTTACATTACCTAAAGAGATTATTAATTTATCAGTAGGAGCGTTGTTAATAGAATAAGCTGCACCAGTATAGTTAGAGTTGTTCCATTGGTAGCCATTCCATATAGGTATCTCGTTAAGTGTAGTCTGATATTGTGTCGAAGTATCGCCATCTATGTTATAGTAGAAGAATGGCATATCGAACGGCTGTAAGTGATTGTAGTTAGTTTCTACACTTCTTAAAATAGGTAAATAGTCAAACTTGCCACCATATCTTTTTATGTTAAATCCTTCTGTAAATACTGCTGATGTACTGCCACTAGCATAAGAATTACTGCTACCTTTTTTATAATAACGATAGTACTGAGTCGAAGGAGTTTTCCAGTCTGCATAATGATTTACTTGTACTAGATTCCATCTACCATTTGACATAAAACATCTCATTCCCCAAGATTTGCATATGCTATCTAATAACTCAAATGCAGTTTTATAGTTTCTACTACCATCGTCAGCAATATCTACAAATGCCATAAAGTTAAATCTACTAGCATTCAAAGGGTCTCTTTGTACTTGTCTAGTCATTGTATCAGTAGTCCAATCTACATAAGTAGCTATAAATAAATCGTTAGCTCCAAAGTAATTGTCAGCAGTACTAATTTGATTGACAAAGGATTGCCTAAAATAGTTGATAGTTTGATATGAAGATGGTGTATCATAACCAATATTTCTATTGAATGGAATATCTTTTAAAGGTGCTAGTCCACATACAGCAGTTAGAGTTATTCTAGTAGGAAAAGAAGCATCAGCCTCTGGAGATATATCATTTAACAATATACCAAACCAGTATCTATTATAGGTAACATCGTCATCACTTATATATATACCAATATCCCAATCTCCATAAGCACTAGTTCTAATATCATCTACAACACCTTGCTCTCCTCCTATTGTTACGTTTATATCAAATTTAACCTCAGAAGGTATTAGTCCAGTAAATCTATCGTTATCGTTAGTCTGATATGTCAAAGTAAATCCATCTGGTCCTAAGTCTGGAGTGTATAATGTAGGTGCAGAAGCATTATTATCATATACTTCTATACGGTAAAAAGTGCCATTATCACTTTGAAAACTACTCTCTAATCTTTTTAGTCTAGCCATTAGTAACCTCTTGTTCTGTTTCTATTGTTTTTTGCTCTATCTGAGCTTAGTAATATATCAGCTCCACTTATTGTACCAAATACTTCTGTAGAGCCTCCAGTATTTATCATTGATTTTAGTCCTACTCCTCCACCTACAGAATTAGCATTAACATTACCTACTCCTCCTAATACATCTCCTATACCAGCTAATCCACCTATATTCTTTAATCCCATTAAAGCACCTAAACCAGTACCACCTAGTAAAGCATTTAATACTAACATAGCAGCTATCTGAGCTAACATTGCTTTTAATGCTTGTTTAGCACCCTCTAAGAATGATTTGAAGAAGCCTTCTTGACTTTGTAATGCTTGAGCAAATACTCCTTGAATTACATTACCAAAACTCATAAAGCTCTGATTAATGTTATTAGCTACAATATCCATAGAAGATAATCCCTCTTCAAACTCTTCTACTATTGGTTTTAATGTTTCAAAGTTTTTAGATAAATCTTTTGTAGCTACAGATAATGCCTTTATTGGCTCTATTCTTTCTGGTATTGTACTCCTTTCAATAGTAGGTGTTGTAGGAGTTGTAGTAGGTACAAATGGAGCAATAGGCTCAAAATCTCCTACTACTTCATTATATTCTTCGTACTCTTTTTGTAAGTCTCTAAACCTATTGACAAGATATAAAACAGCTGCACCAGCAGCAGCTATTGCAATAGTTATTGGATTAATTGCAGCTACAAAACTTATAGCTAAAGGTATTAATGTAGTCAATGTAGTTACTAAACTACCAAACACAATTAACAAAGGACCTACAGCAGCTATTATAGCTCCATATTTTACTATGTTCTTTTTTTGTTCTTCTGTTAGATTGCTTAATGCTTCAGAAACTTTTTGTAAACCTTTTGTTAAAGGGTCTATAAATTCTAGTATAATCTCTCCAAACTTCTCAGATACATCTCCTAATTCGTTTTTAAGCTGTTGTAATGGTCCTAAACCTTCTTTAGCTATTGCCTCAGCTTGACCTCCAAAAGCAACTGTAAGAGCATCTACTGCACTCTGTAGTCTTTCTTGCTCTCCTACTGCACCCTCAATAGTTATGCCGTAACGAGATAAAGCGTTAGTACTAGAGCCTACTGACTTAGCAACTAATTTAGCAGCATCTGTTAATTGAATACCTTGAGCAGTAGCAAAGTCTTGAATCAATGGAGTTAGTCGCAAGATAGCTTGTTCATTAAGTCCTAACTGAGCTAGAAATGATTGAGCTTGTAAAGTAGCCTCATCTCCAAATATTGTAACCTTTTGTAATTCCCTAGCTTGTTCAGCTAAGTTAGCAAATGCTTCTGCATTGTTTCCTAGTGCAGTTCTTAACGATGTCTCTGCTTTTATCTGTTCATCAAATGCTTTAACACTTGCAGCTCCAAAAGCTAAAATAGGTAAAGTAAGTCCAGTAGAAATAGTACGTCCTAAAGACTTCATATTATTACCAAACTTTTTCATTGACCTCATCGACTTCTTGAGGTTACTCTGAAACTGCTTATCGTTTAACGATAGTTTAATACTTAAGTTCTTCTCAGCCATTTTTCTTTTTTAGCAATTCGTATTTCTTCTTAACATACTCTGCTCTCTTTCTTTGTTGTTCGATGTCTATTTCTTTATTAGTCTTTTCCCATTCAAACTTAATAAGTTTCTCTGGAGTTAAGGATTGACCTTTCTTAGTATGTGGCTGTAAGTTACAACACGCTAACCAACGTACTCTTTCCCACTCAAACCTCTGCTCTAATTCAAACCTATCATTCCTACCCTTTTGAATACAAAAGAACTCGTGAAATGTTAGCTCCCAAAACTGACTAGGTAAAAGTCCTAGACCGTAAGCTACAGCCTCTAGACTATCCCAGTTTATTTCTTTGTCTTCGCCACTTTCTTCGTGGCTTTCACGTTTCCCTCATCTTCAAACTTAGCAGAAAACTGTGTAGAGAATACCTCTAATACTTTATTTAAAGCATCAAAGTCATCATCTAAAAGGTCTGCAACACCATCAACATTTAAAGAACATTCTTTTCCACTAACTCTAGCACCGTCTTGTAGACCAGCTAGAATTAATTGACAAGCATCATCTAAACTCATTCCCTCTCCTAGCTTGTCTAAATCTTGTAAACTTCTACCAGTTGCCTTAGTGAAGTTTCTTAGACTATTCATCCCAAATCTTACTGGGTAGTCTTTACCGTTTATTATTACTATTTCGTACATTTTGTTGGTTATTAGTTTTATTAGTTGGAGCAGAGCCGAAGCCCATACCCCAACCAACAAAAGGATTATACAGTTGTAACAGTTAATGCTCCAGTTCCCTCGATTGAACAAGAGTAAGTAGGTGCATCTTCAGTACCAGCAGAAATTTCTAGACTTGTAACAAATCCAGAGCCACTATAGAAATAGTCTCCAGCAGCAGTAGAAGATAGAGTGAATGTAAATGTTACAGCAGTTCTTGCCAACATTTGTGTAGTCAACTCATCTACTTCAGTATCAGCAGCAGTCGCTGGGTTAAAGTCCATAAGACCATCAGCACTAAGGCTAAAGCTCTTTTGACCTCCAATGATGTCTCTGAAACCAGCAGAATCTTTGTTAGAGATGTCTATAGGGTCTACGTTAATACTTAAACTTACATTTTGCGAGTGCATTAGCTTCGCATCAGCTCCTCCATCAGAAGGGCTTACTTTTAGGATTAAATCCGTTCCATTAAAAATTGCCATTTTTTTTTATTTAAAATTTATAACTAGTTATCTAAATCTTTTGAAGTTTCGACTTCCTTAGATTTCTTCTTTGTCGGCTTTGCAATAGCGTCTTCATTAGCAAAATGATTACGCTCTTTTCTACCAACCTCATAAGTCTCGCCTTTGATGTATTCTACACCTCGAAACTCAATATCTTTTTTTAATTTAATCTTATACATATCTATCTATTTATGTTAAATCTGTAATCTTGTCTTATACCGTAAAAGCCTAAACTACCAGCACTATCATCGTATAGCTCGTCTTGAGACTCATAGAATATCTTGTCTACTACTACACCACTATAAGTGCCACTAACGTAGTCTAGAGCCGTTCTAACGTGTCCAGCTAAAGCTACTAAGTCAGCGTAGTTATTGTGATACATACTTATCTGTACAGTTACATAGTCGTATTCACTTACACCGTTCTTAGTGTTGTTAGGTATATCTGCTACCATTTGATAAGTAATATAAGGTAATTTACTTTGTGTAGGAAAGTTATACCTAGAAGGGAATATACGCTTATTTCCATCAGTAGTTACTAATGGACTTACATTGCCATCGTTTCCTAAAATATTATATACTACTTTACCTATCTCCATTACTTCATTCTTTTATCAATGAGCTTTTTTACTTGGTTTATCACGTCATTTTGAGCTTGACTACCTTTATTCATAGCAGCTCTATCTAACATTCTTAGTCCTGGAACACCTCTAAATCCATACTCTAAAAAGTAAAAGTAGAATCCAGTCTTTTTCATATCAGCATAAGCACCTTTAACTCTTGGTCCAATATATACTGCTGGTGGTCTACCTCTTCTATTCTTACCGTTTATTACAGCTAGAGACTTTCTTAGCTGACCACTCTTCTTAGGTACTAAGTCTTTTAACTCTTGTAGTATAGGCTTAGACGCTTTTCGCATACCTTGTCTCAAGATAGTTTTATTCTTGCTATCAGACATATTAAGGCTCTCTAAGTCCTTAATCAAAGACTTCAGCTCTCTTTCATCAATAGTAGCTGTAACAAAGCCAGAATGACCTCCTTGATTTCCTCTTAATATTTTAGTAGTACCTATAGCCATTAGTAGTCAAAAGGATTTATACCGTTATCTATTAATACATTTACCCAGTCTAATTCGCTTGTGTACATATCTACGTCTTCCCACTTAGTTTCTATACATTGGTAGGTTTCTAATGCACCCCAAGAAACAATCTCTCTTTTATCATTCCATACAATAAAGTAGCTCTTTACTTCTGGGTAGCATATTTCTGTCATTCTTAGTTTAGACATATCTTAGCTTGTTAGTTCTGTTAGTTCAGCATCTGTTAGAGCTGTGTTATATACTGTTAGTGCTTTGCATTTACCTTCTAATTGTCCTGAACCATCAGGCTTTGCTAAATTTAATAAATCTAATGTATTACTTGTAAAGTTAGAAGCTGCAACATCTAAAACTTCTGTACCATTAATCCATACAGAAAAATTGCTATTACCCCATCTTGCAGCTATTTTAGTATAGCTTGTAATATCGCTTAACGTAAAGTTATTAATTACTGCACCTGTTGAATTTATGTTATAAATAACAGATATTGCATCATCTTCAAAATAATAAATATATATTCTATTATCACCTGTGCCATCACTTAAACTTATGTTACCACTACCTTCTGTTGTAGATAAAGCAGCTATCTCTGCATATAACACACCCTCTGTACTATTTATTAATGTACTATTACCAGCGTTGGTGCAAGTCTCTGATGCTCTAGTAACCGTTGAGCCATCAGTAGGTATGTAAGATGTAGCGTAGCTTCCTACTTCTATTTGAAAACCTGTTATTTTGAATGTTTTAGTAGAGTGTGATGCAATCTTTAATATACCATTAGCAGTATTACTTGCTCCTGCTGTTCCTGTAACAGATACCCTATAAACATTACTACCATAATTATTTATGGTATATCCTGATGCAATGGCTGTTCCTGCTAAAACTAATAAAAAATCAGTTGCAGGTATTGGAACACTGTTATCATCCATTTTTATAAAAAATGATAGGGAATAAACAGTTCCACTTGAAACGGTACTACTGTAATAAGCATATCTTGTTGTTGAGTTATCTCCGAAAACTATTGCGTTTTCTAATACGCTTCCTAAATCCCAACTAAAATTATCTTGATAGGTTACCGAAGAGTAACTTAAACTACCTTTTTGAGCGTCTGTTGGGTCAGAGAATGTGTTTAAATTAGTCCTGCTAGGCTCTAAAAGTAAATGACCATCAGTATTATCTGTAAAGTCTATTCTAGGTATATTGTTTCCTATAGTCTCTATTAAGCCATTTCTATCTACTCTTGTTCCTATGCTATTTCTAGTAAAGTCAAAAGGTACTGGCTTAAACCTATTCTCATCATTATACCCTAAAGTATTGCCGTCTTTTACAGCCCATTTAGTGTCTCCGTATTTAATAGTCGCTGCCATATCTTATTCTATTGTATATCCTAAATCTGTAGCCATTGCGTTAAATGAACTCCAAGAAGTTAATTTTTCTAACTCATCATCTGATAATGCTTCTCCAAATACTGCTAGCTCTTTGCATTTACCGTAGAAAGGCAATATTGCACTCCCAACGTTAAAAGAAAGTTCATTAAGTGTATCTTGCGCAAATATAGTGCCACTTGTATCTGTTAATCTTTCTACACCATCAATCCACAATGCAAAATCATTAGTTTTGTATTTTAATGCAACTTTATGATAATCTAAAGTAGACGTTACAGTATATTCTTTATCAAATTTCGTGCTACCACCTACGAGAACAATGGCTCTTATTTTATTGGTTATGCTTGAATATAATATATTTACTCTATTAGTTGTACTTCCATCAGAAATTGCAATACTTCTATTTGTTCCATCATCAGCCAAAGCAGCTATCTCTGCGTACAATACTCCTTCTGTTGAGTTTATTAAGTCAGCACTACCAGCACCATTTGCAGTCTCTGTAGCTCTTGTCTCTGTACTTCCAGTTAGTGTTGGTATGTATGATGTAGCATAGGATAAGGCTTCTAACTGACCTCCCCACATATATATCCCATTAGAAGGTATTTCATTAATCCATAAACCTATAGTAGATGTTTGATTTTCAGACAATTCATATCTAACCCAATCAGTAGTTAGAGTTAATGTTTTTTGGTTTATTGTTTGTGCTGGGTCTCGTAAAATTACTTGCTCTCCACCAACTATACCTTTTAAGTATATACTTTTAGTATTATCTCCACCACCAAAAGCTACTGCCTTATATAACCCATTAGAGCCATCACTTGTTATCTTAGAGGCATTATATTCTCCACTAGGACTTAATGTTTCAGTAGTGTTAGAATAAACTGTTGTAGCTGCATTTACAGTCCAAGTTGTAAAATCCTCACTATAAGGTAATAGATTAGTAGAAGTAGGCTCTAACAACCAATGCCCATTCTCTCCATTACTATCATAGTTTATTCTTGGAATGTTGTTGGTGTCTATTACTTCTTTGACTGATATACTTGATATAGTTAAATTAGTTCCAGCCGCACCAATAGATAAAGCAATTTCATCAATATCTGTAAGTGCTTGTAAAGTAAATTTAAATGTACCTACTGCATTTACTCGCAAATCTGTATCAGATTGTGTACCTCTTGGCTTTCTTAAATATACATAACCATTGGTAAATTGACTGCACTCTATTGTTACTTGATAAGTAGAGTTTAAATCTAAACTAAGTGATTGTGAAATTCTTTGATATAAAGGACCATTCGTTACAATACAAGTATCATCTCCTATACTCCAACCAGTTTCTAAACTCCAATAGTCATTAGGGTCTAGTTCTTGTACTACTACGTTGTCTATTGAGCCTACAAATGATGAATCTGCTTGAAATTTAAGTTGGTCGTTGCTTGTAGGTGTTACGTAGTATGTATATGTATCTGTTGCACCAACGTAAGGTAAATTAAAAGTACCTGCCCTCAATCTTACTGAACCTGCCGACCTAACAACATCAAAAGTTATTTTAAATATACTTGTTAAATTTGGAAATACACTTACTTGAACTAAATCTGTTGAAGATGAAGCTACTCTAACCGCCTTACCATCTTCTATACTCCAACCAGTTCCTAAAATCCAATCTGGTACTTCTTTAACTGATACGTTGTCATAATAAATAGGCTTTACATCACTAACTAGCCTACTTAAAGAAATATATGTTGTTGTAGCAGTAGCCGTATAATAAAGTATTAAAGTTCCATTAGCATCAGTTGATGTAACGAATGTTGCACCACCACCATTAGCATTATTAGTAAATCCTATTAAAACAGTACTTGTGTCTGGGTTTTCAAAATCTACAACAAGTTTGTAGGTTGCTCCAACAACAGTTGTTATAGGTCTAGTGGCTCTACTACTACTAGCAGCACTAGGAGTAATTAATAATCTTTCTTCACTTAAAGTTAGTACAGCGTTGAAATACCCTGTCCACAAATCAACATCTTCTTGTGTTTCAAAATTACCACCACTTACAAGCTCACTACCTAAGTCAAAAGTACCATTCTGTACTAAGTCTGGTCCTATCTCACTAAAGTCTCCGTTCTGTACTAAGTTACTTCCTAGAGTTCTACCTACCATCTCAACTAAGCCACTAGAATTAACTCGACTAGCAACACTAGCTCTAGCAAAGTCAAAGTCCTCATACGGTTGCTCAATAGGCGCTACGTTATACATAGTACCAGCCTTATACCCAGTAGGAGTTAAAATTATATTCGCTTTGTCTAGTAGTCCCTCTGCCATTATGTTATGTCGTTAAGTTCATTTAAGAATGCTAGTGTATCTGTAGTGTTTTCCATTACGCCTCCAGCAGCTACTACTCTATCGTTTAGTACACTTAAGTACTGAGCTGGTGTTGGGTCAAATAGTCCACCATCAACGATAGTCCATCCATCATCTTCTATTAATGATAGCTTAGAATAGAATGCACTAAATGTATATTGACTACCTCCAAAGTTAATATTTATATCAGCATCTACTTCACCACTTGCCCAAGCTATTAGTGTTGCGTCGTAGTTAGCATTAGATAAGCCACTAGCGTTCTGCATAAAGTTAGTAAAGTTAGCAACGTTGCTTATATTCCAACCTGCTAGAGATTGGTCAAACCTATCACAATTAAAGAGCATTTCACTCATATCCTCAGTATCTTGAATAGACCAAGAAGATATATCTCCATTAAACTGTACACAGTTATAGAACATTCTACTCATACTTACAACTGCTTCTACTTCCCAATTACTCAAGTCTTGATTGAATGTCAAACAGTTTTCAAACAAAGAAACATAACTACCAGAGTTTTCTGTATTCCAACTATTTAACGGCTGGTCAAAAGAATAGCAGTCTTTAAACATTTTATCAAAGAAGTAAACACCAGATACATCCCACTCATCTACTACGCCATCAAAGTTAGTACAGCCTTCAAATGTGCTAGTTAAATCGCCATCTCCAGATATAGTAGGATAGTCAGTAGCGTTAGCTTCTAAATTAGAGCATCCAAAGAATGCTTTATTGGTAGATATATTTAAAGTACCCCAGTTACTGATGTTAAGTATTTTAAGTCTATCTTGTGTGTTATTGAATTGCCACCCTTGTATAGTTCCCTCTATGCTTATCTGATACTCTCCAGCACTACTATAAGTGTGAGTTATCTCTTCTTGATTGTAGCTAGTTATTGTGCTACTACTACCATCTCCCCATAGTACTGTACAATTATAAGAGCCAGAAGCTACGGTAGGTAGTTTAAATTGTGTGTTAAGTGTAGAGCCATCAGAAAGGTTAGCAGTATCTATTGTAAATACAAATTGATTTGGAGCAACTGTAGATAAGTCTACTACGTCATTTTTCTCTAACGTAAGTATCATTGCGTCCTTTCTATTGCCTACTTGTTTTATTGCTTTTATAGAATAGTTAGTAGAGCCATTCTGAATAAAGTATTGTGGAGTAGTGCCTATGTTAGTTCGGTATCTTATTAAGCACTCTATAGTCTGCGAGTTGATTAAATCGTCAGCATCATAGGTAGTATTACCAGACTTAAAGTCAAAGTCTCCATATATAGTTACATAACTATTATCTAAAACTACTCTCTCGCCATAAGCGTTAGTTGAGTAAGTTTGTGTATAGAGCTTTAGTTTTCTATCTAGTTTACCTATTATCATAGTTCTAGCAAACGGTAAGGAGTTAGTAAATGTTCAACCATTAATGGCAATTCGTTTACTTGTGTACCCATTACCACGTCTTGTCGGTTTTCGTAATATCTTCCTATTACAATATACATAGCTTGTTTTATAGCATCTTCAACATCAGAAGCTGCACTACCTACTACAAACTCAACCTCTACAGAGTTAGCTCGTTCGTAAGTGTCTGGAAAGTTACCGTCTTCAGCTTGGTATATCCTTCCTGGTTTTACTCTTATATCAACATCGTACTGAGATGTGTCAAGAGTTTGTAATGTATTGTCGGTATCATAATACTTAACGTGAGTAACACTAGCTACGTTACCTACTTGTAAATCCATAAAAGGAGGAAACTCATCGTAGTAAATATTATATGTTTGTGTGATTAATCTACGTCTAGTAAACTGTTCTACTACATTAGTAGCAACACCTATTAACGAAGTGATATAACTATCGTCATCGTCATAATCGGAATCAACTCTTAGAAAAGCCTTAGCCTCTGCTAAAGATATTGCAGTAGTAGCTGGTCCAGTCTTTAGTACTAACTTACCATAAGGTACATAGTTAGTCCCTCGTAAAGTGTTAAAGTTGTAGTCGTAGTATTCCATTTTAAAAAATAAATGGTAGGAGGTTTTACCCTCCCACCAATTAAAAATATAATTAAGCCTCGATTAATTTAACGAATGCTGTGTCATTTTGTACACAGTCTCCATCAACTAAAGAAGTAACAATCATTCTTGTTTGTCCAATACCACCGTCAGTGTAAGGGTCTACTAGAATATCTAGTCCACCAAACTGAGCAATGTGACATTTAGAGAAGTCTCCGAATAGAGCGTGGTCTTTACCAGCAGTTCCACCGTTTCCTACGTTTGGAGATACGAAAGAGAAGTAACCGTTAAGTTCTTTTCTAGCGTTATCATAGATAGGAGATACAGAAGCTACTTGAGCCAATCCTTTTACTGTAGCGTAAGCAGATGGGTCTAGTAAGTAAGCTAATCTTGCACCTTCTAACTGTACACCGTTAGCAATTAAGTCAGTTTCCATTTCAAACCAATCAGCAGCAGTAACCGTAGTTGGTCCAGTTGCAGCGTCAGCAAAGATAGAAGTTGGAGCGTTAGTAACGTCGCCAGTTCCTAATAAAGCAGCTTCTAAAGTAGCAGCTACAGATGCAGCCATATTTCTTCTTAAAGCAGCCTCAATACCAGAGTTTTGAGCTAAAGCCTCAGCAGAAACATTTACAATAGAAATTAATTTATGTGGCTCTAAAGTTACGCTAGAAGCAGTACCGTTAGCAGCTGGAGCAGAGCCACCAGCTTCTGGTACGAATCCAGAGTTGATTGCACTAAATACTGGGAACTTCATATTGTTCACACCAGAGTAAAAGTTTGCACCAGCAGAAGCTAAAACTAAGTTAGCCTCTAGTTGGTCAGTCCAAGCCATTACTTCAGTAGCGTTACCAGCATCAGTACCTACTGCTGCACGAGTTAATACACTTGAAGGAATTGCAATACCTTTGAAAGATTGACCAGTGTAACGAGCTTCGTTACGAGCTTCTTGGTCCATTTCTTTTACTAGACCTTCTAGACGTCCAGTGTAAGCAGCGTTCATTGCTTCT